AGGCATGACCAACGAGGAGTTGACTGCTGAGATCGAGCGGCTGCGAGAGGTCAACACAGAATTGTTGGGGTGCGTTCTCGATGTTCTCGACGCAGACGGCGACCTCTACGCTATGGACTTCAACCGATACCGCGCCGCCATCGCCAAGGCAACAGAGGAGGACAACACATGAGCGACAAGAAGCGAGTGGTGGTCACCATCAGGAATGGCATCCCCGAAGTCATCGAGGCACCGGATGGTGTCGATGTCGAGATACGGGACTACGACATATGGCCGTACCCTGAAGGCGACCTTGAAGAGGACGAAGATGGCGAGAAGTATTTCCCGAGGGAGGGATGAACATGACCGACAACAGCAAGACCTATACGAGCGTCATTGACAGCAGCGTTTGCGACAACAGCAAATACGGCTATTTCGATGTGAACATCTATGTCACTTGCCCGGACGGTAGTGAGTGGCGGCTAACGGTTAGTATGGACGCGGCTGATGGAAGTGTATGGGATTCGGTCATCTGCTTTGCCGCAGACGGGCTTGATTTTTTTGATGAGGCTGAGAACCTTCCACCGGCAGGAGTTAGTTCGTTGTTTGGTGAACTTCGTCCCAAAGCCACGGCGATGCTCAGGGCAGCGTACGCAAAGGGATCGAAAGCAGAGGAGGACGCGGCATGAACAGAGTGACAACCGCGCAACTGCGTAAGGACTACGAAGCCCTGCGTGACGAGGCCGAGGTAGCTAGGCTGATGTACGAGCAGCGGTTGATTGAGGACGAGGAGGACGAGGTAGATACCTACCACGAGTGGGACTGCGCGGGAGACAACGCATGAACAATTCCGATCTTGACTACATCGCCGCGTTGCAAGCGGTGATTGCAGCACAGGCCAACATCATCCGTGCGATGGAGGAGCAGTTGCGTATCCTGATGGAGCTGCCGCGATGAACGAACCGAACGAGATCCCGAAAGATTGGTGGGTGCCACTCGACAGCGACGAGGCGTGGATTCGCCAACAGGTATTCGACTACGAGCGCGAGTTGTACGAGCTGCGTGAGTGGTGGGTGCGACCGCAACAGTTGACCCGGCAGCTCGAATTGCCGCTTGACGAGCCGAAGCAACCCCGCCCTTACGCGCCGTTCTGACGGTGCTTGACAAGTGTAAAGAAACATTGTTATATGTAAACAGGAGGATACAGAAATGTCGTTCGATACGGTTTTTGAAACGGTGCTGTCGGGCATCGCGGTTGAGGTTGGCGCAAGGTGCGAACGAGGTCTTGGAGGTGGCGAGGTTGACATCGAGCAGGTTTTTCTGCTTGCCGTGTGGACACCGAAAACTGAGACGGCTCCGGCAGGGTTTTGCGAACTCGACACGCCGGTTCTGCTGCCGTTTGATGCGAACCACGCCATTTATGACGAGGCACTAGCCATCGTCAACGAGAACAACGCGCTGCGACATTTCGATCCATGACCCCCGAAGCAAAGGTCAAAGCGAAGGTAAAGAAAGTTTTGAACGACATCGGTGCGTACTACGCCATGCCTGCGACCGGCGGGTATGGTTCGAGCGGCGTACCGGATTTTTTGATCTGTCACCACGGCAAGTTCGTGGCGGTGGAGTGCAAGGCAAACGGTAATAAGCCTACCGCGCTTCAATTGAAGCATCTCGATGACATCCGCAAAGCAGGTGGCATCGCATTGTTGATTGATGAAACAACCGTAGAGAACCTACGCAAGGAGTTAGAGACATGACTATCAGTGCAAAGATTCGCCGTTATCTGGCAAACGGCGCGAGTCCCGAGTACATCGCCAAGCAACTTGGCATCAGCAAGAACCGTGTCTACACGGTGCGTTGGAAGGACGCGAAGAAGACGGTCAAGCCTAAGAAGGCGAAGCCGACCGAGTTGAAGAGAGAAGCGTTGCTGACCGACGATGAAATCATCGCGCTGTTCGACCGTCCCAAGACCGACCTCGTGAATCACCCCGAGCACTACAAGGCCGGTGGAATCGAAGTCATCGACTTCATCGAAGCCAAAGACCTCAACTACCGTCTGGGCAACGTCATCAAGTACGTGAGCCGTGCCGGTAAGAAGGACTCCGACCCTGTGCAGGACTTGGAGAAGGCTGCGTGGTACCTGAAGCGCGAGATCGACGCGCGGAAGGGTGCGTGATGTTCCGGGCCATCAGATGGTGGTGGCTTCAACGAAAGGCCGATGCTAAACGGGAGTGGGGGCGAGTCCCCCCTCCCAACTGGGCCTGTCGCAGAGGTGGGAGGGAATATTTGTGAGCAACGAACGAATCAGCGAATACACGCTTGACCGAAAGAACCAAGAGATAAATAACTTGCGGCGTGATAACGGGTACCTCGCGGACGCGCTCTTCCGCAAGGACTACGAGTTGCACGAACTGCGCCGTCAGGTAGATGACGCAGACAAGATGAACAGGTTTTTGAGCATCACGATGGGCATAATCCTCTTGGCGTTCATCGCGTTTGCGTTGTACGCAGTAAGGTTGGCAGCGGGGGCGCAGCCATGACCACGCAGTACGAGCCTGACCCGTTGGACGATGAGTGGGACAAGATGGCGCACACCACGACGGAGTATCGCTTCGAGATCCGACAACTACGTGAGCGGTGTTGGCGTTATGCCAAAGAGTTGGAAGAACTGCGCGAGAGAGTCAAGCGACTGGAGGAGCGAGTATGAGCAAGATTAACGACGGTGGCCCGGCGTTTCCGAGCACGATTCAATACTTCCCCGACGACAAGAACGCGAACGAAGAGCAAGGCATGACTCTACGCGATTGGTTCGCTACTCACGCGACCGACGCTGACATTGAGGCGATTCTGAACCCACCTTTCGAGCGCACCACAACGCACATCATTTCGCGGTACGAGGCGCGGTATACCCACGCCGACGCAATGCTCAAGGCGCGGGGGGTGAAGCCGTGACCATCGAAAAGCTGATGGAAGTCTACGTTGAGCGAGGGAAAAAGGAACGGCTGCGCGACGAGTTTGCGATGGCGGCGATGCGCGAAGTTGGCTGGCATTCAGACAAAGACAAATCCGCAAGGCTTGCATACGAAATTGCCGACGCCATGCTGCGGGCGCGGGAGGTGAAGCCGTGAGCGACATCACCCTGCCCCGCGCTGTGGTCTGGAGATTACACGCGGCGTTCAGAGACGCGGACAAAACGATTAGGCCAAGCGGCGAGAAATCGGATTACAGCGCCGAAATCGCCGCCCTCGACGCCGCGCTCGCGGAGCCGGACGCCATCGCCCGAGCGGTCGAGGCCGAGCGGGAGGCGTGTGCGAAGGTGTGTGAAGAAAGGGTTGGCTATTGGCAGAGAGATGACATTCGGCGCGACGAGGACGAAAACTGCGCCGCTGCCATCCGTGCGAGGGGGAGCAAATGAGACTGCCCAAACCTATTGCAACCGGGGTCAGGTTCCAATCCCGCGCACTCGGCAGCGTTTACACCGCCGCGCAGATGAAGGCGTATGCAGCCAAAGCGGTCGAGGCAGAGCGGGAGGCGATTTGCCCGATTGTTTACGGGCTGTGCATCAGCGATAACAACGCGCAGGAAATTGTTAACGCAATCCGGGCAAGGGGGAGCAAATGAACGAGGATTTCATTGAGCGTGTGTGGGAAGAAGCAAAATTGCTTTTCCTTGAAGGAGGTGAAGAATTGATTCCTACGCTAATTGCACTTGCGTACTCTTACGGAATGGATGACGAGCGGGAGGCGTGTGCGCGGGTGTGTGACCCGTACACTCACGGCCAATGGTTTGCAAAAGCCATCCGTGCGAGGGGAAGCAAATGAGCGAGCGCATGAGGCTGCTCCGGCTGCTGCGAGAGCGACACGATCTGCTGCGCGACGTGCGCGACGTCCTGCGCCGGATGGACCCCGCCCGGTGCGTGCTTCACGGCAAGGAGCAGCTGGCGGACTGGGAGCTCGACGACCTTCTCGAGCGCGTCGAGGATGCGGTGGAGGAGTGGACATGACCCACGACGAAGAACCACTTGACCCGAACACGCTGTACGCTGACGGCTTTGAGGACGCATTGATCGGTCTTGGGTGGCAACACACCAAACTGATTGCCGTGTACGACTACAACAAGTGCGTAGAGATACTCATCCATGATCAAGAGATGACGCACGAAGAGGCCATCGAGTGGATGGAGTACAACGTGGTCGGTTCTTACGTCGGTGAGTACACGCCGATCTTTGTGTTAGGGGAAGACAGTGGGCACTGAAGAAGACATCCTTGACCTGATCCGTGACTTACCGGGTGAGATCAACAACTCCGGGACCACGACCGAGTTCAAGTTCTTGACCGTAGGCAGCGTGCTTTGGGCGTGCCATGACGAGATTGTTTATCTACGTAAACGAGTGAGGGAGTTGGAAAATGGCAAAGGCAGTAAGGCTCAAAGCAAAGTCCGTCGCTGACTGCGTTGATTACCCGACAGCTGATCCTGACCGGGAGAAGGCGTGGGATAAGCTAATTAAAAGCAGACAGGGTAAAAACCTGAGAGACCACGGGTTCCCAAAGGACGAACACGGATTCAGGTTCCCTCTTGGCGGGTGCTACTACGAACTGTGGTGCATCGCTTGGGAGTTTGCGTGGGATGCAGGGTACAGAAGTCGGATGGAAGTGGAGTCAAAGAGTGAAGCAAAAACGCGAAAGAAGATGTAATGAGTGTTGGCATTTGTTTGCCAGTCCTGAGTCCATAAGGCTGCATCGCCTGATAGGTGGTCGGTGCCGCACTGAAGAAGAGTTGAAGGCCGCAGGGTATACCCTGACCCCCAAGGGGTGGCTTCACAACATGACCAAACCAAAAGAGGTGTAGGGTGAGCTTTATCACGCTTGATTTCGAGACGTACTATGCCAACGACCTTGGGTTCCGTACTCAGACCAACGAGGAGTACTTGAACGACCCGCGCTTTGAGGTGATTGGTGTTGGCATCAAGGTCGATGACAACCCGACCAAGTGGGTCACGGAGAACATCGCAGACGAACTCGCCATGCTTGACTGGGGCAACTCAGCCCTGCTCTGCCACAACATGATGTTCGATGGCGCGATCCTTGCGTGGAAGTACGGGATTGTCCCGGCGATGTATTACGATACGCTGTGCATGGCACGGGCGATTCATGGCGTTGATGCAGGTGGCTCACTCAAGGCTTTGGCTGAGCGGTACAACCTAGGCGTGAAGGGTACCGAGGTGGTCGATGCCTTGGGCAAGCGACGGGCAGACTTCACCCCGGAAGAACTCGCAGCCTACGGGCGCTACTGCATCAATGACGTAGACCTTACCTTCAAGTTGTTTGGCTCCCTGTTGTCGGGCTACTTCCCGAACGATGAACTCAAGCTGATCGACATGACGCTGCGTATGTACACGCAGCCCGTACTTGAGGTGGACGATGCCCTCTTGGTTGACCGATTGGAGCAGGTTAGGGCACAGAAGAAGGAATTACTTAGTGGCCTGATGGACGCGATGAGTGTCACGACCGTCGAGGAAGTCCGTGCGCGACTTGCAAGCAACCCTCAGTTCGCCGCTGAACTTGAGAAGCACGGTGTCACGCCGCCCAAGAAGGTCAGCCTGACTACCGGCAAGGAGACGTTTGCCCTTGCTAAGAACGACGAGGCGTTCATCGCGCTCCAAGAACATGAAGATCCCATCGTGCAGCAACTGTGCGCGGTGAGGCTTGGCACCAAGTCCACCATCGAGGAGTCGCGTATCGAGCGGTTCATTGGGATCGGTGCGCGTAACAAGGGGCGACTGCCCATCCCGCTAAAGTATTACGGGGCGCACACAGGCCGTTGGTCAGGGCAGGACTCCGTGAACCTTCAGAACCTGCCGAGCCGGGACAAGAACAAGAAGGCGCTCAAGAACGCGCTGCTTGCACCGCCGGGGCACTACATCATCAACTGCGACAGCAGCCAGATCGAGGCTCGTGTGTTGGCTTGGCTTGCCGGACAGGATGATGTCACGGCGCAGTTCCGTGCAAATCAGGATGTGTACTCCATATTTGCAAGCAAGATCTACGGGCGCGAGATCACCAAGGACAACCCGGCTGAACGATTCGTTGGCAAGACCTGCCTAGGTTCTGGGACTAGGGTATTGACTAGGAGGGGTTGGGTACCTATAGTTGACGTCACTACAGCTGACCAACTATGGGATGGTGTCGAATGGGTGAGCCACTGCGGCGTCTCGTTTATGGGACTGAAGCCGACTATCAATCTGCATGGGCTGGAGTTGACCACCGACCACGAAATCCTGACGGCTCCTACAAAATGGGAGACCGCGCAATATGTCCAGACCCACGACACCGTATTCCAATCGGCACTGAATTTGGCGATCTCGTCGTTATCGGCTACCAACAACACTTATCCCGTAAGACCGGTAAAAGTTGGGGGTGGCAACCACTATGCAGGTGTATGCGCTGTAACAGCGAGAATCCGTACGCGCAACACAATCTCAAAGCGGGTAGATCAACTGCTTGCAACAACTGCGCTAAACGTAAGGCGAGCGATAAGCGGTGGTGGAAGTACAAGTCTGTTTTATCCGACGACGCGCATCGTTCAAGACTACTTAATCGCCTTGCAGCCGCGATTACACGGTGTCACTCCAAGTCCTGTCACCATTTTAAGCATTACGGGCAACGAGGCATCACTGTCTACAAACAGTGGCGCGATGACCGGGCTGAATTTTTACGCTACGTTCAAACACTTAACGGGTGGGACAACCCAGCTTTTGAAATGGATCGCATCAATGTTGATGACGGCTACAAACCGGGCAACATCCGTTTTGTATCGCGCCGTGACAACTCGCGGAACAAAAGAAAAGTCGAAGACCTTGAAGCCCGTATACGATATCTTGAACAGCGGCTCAAGGAACAGATTCACGGTGCTGACTGATCGTGGCCCGATCATCGTGCATAATTGTGTTCTCGGTCTCGGATATGGCACCGGAGCCAAGAAGTTACAGCACACACTCGCCACTGCACAGCCCATCAACGTCTCGCTCCCCGAGGACGAATGCAAACGCATTGTCGATCTTTACCGACAGGAGAACGACAAGATCCCTGAGCTGTGGCGCGAGTGTGAGTTAGCACTTAACCATCTGATGTCGTGGCCGCCGGGTACCCGTGAGTACTCCTTGGGACAGCATGAGGCTGTATGGGTCACACCGAACGGTCTGCGCTTGCCGAATGGTCTGTACATCAAATATCCGAAACTGCAGCGGGGTGAGAAGGGCTTTGTATACACCTCACGCAAAGGGGTGCAGTCCCTGTGGGGCGGCGCAGTTGTTGAGAACGTGGTGCAAGCACTTGCCCGGATCATTGTCGGTCAACAAATGATAGAGTTGGCGAAGCAAGGGCTGCGTCCGGTACTGACCGTACATGACGCGGCTGTGGTTGTAACCCCGCAGGACGAGTTGGAACAAGCGATGAAGTTGATGATCGGGGTCATGTCCGCACCTCCTGAGTGGGCACCGGGCCTGCCTGTAGCGTGCGAAGCGAAGTATGGTAGATCGTACGGGGACTGCTGATGGGATTTCGCCCGATGAACGAGACGCCGGAAGACTTAGCAGCTGAGCAATCGGCTGCCGAGCGGCTGTGCCAAGCGTGGGATACGCAAGTCTGCAAGCTGTCTCCGACATTGTATCGGGTTGATTGGGTGTTCTATCGTGACGGGAAGCCCAAAGCATTCGCAGAATTCAAACGCCGCAGCAAGAAGATCGACCCGCTGTTGATCGCGGCGGCGAAGTACATCCAACTACTAGAGCTGAACCGCACTACGGGCTTGCCTTGTTTTCTCATCGTGGAGTGGCCGGACGGATTGTGGTATCACAAGGTCGAGCATCCTGTTCAGTTACCGCTTGATCTGCATATGGGAGGCAACTCTCGCGGGCAGAACGGTGACTTCGAGCCGGTGATGCACATACCTATCAGCGAGTTCACAGAGGTAAAACTATGACGATCAAGTGGTCATTCAGCAGCCTGAAGGACTTCGACAACTGTCCAAGGCAGTACCACGAGGTCAAGGTCCGGCAGAACTTCGTGAAGAAAGTCACGGAGCAGATGCTGTACGGCACGGCTGTCCACAAGGCTTGCGAGGATTACGTCAAGGACGGCACGCCGCTTGCGAAGAACTACGAACGGTTCAAGCCTATGCTTGACGTGCTGCGCGAGACGCCGGGCACTCAGTACCCTGAGCACAAGATGGCCCTGACTGCAGAGAAGGTGCCGTGTGAGTTTGACGCGCCGGACTATTGGGTTCGAGGCATCGTGGACTTGCTTGTAGTTGACGGCACGCAGGCATACATCGTGGACTACAAGACCGGGAGCAACCGGTACCCGGACCCAAAGCAGTTGAAGCTGATGGGGTTGATGACGTTCATGCACTTCCCCGAAGTAGCGCACATCAAGGCGGGGCTGCTGTTCGTCGCACACAATTCATTCGTGTCTGAAGAGTATGAACGAGAGGACATCCCGAAACTGTGGCAAGCATTCGCTCCGACACTGAAGCGGCTTGAGCTGTCGTTCATCAATGACTCTTGGCCTGCTCGGGCTACGCCGCTCTGCGGATGGTGCCCGGTAAAGAGCTGCGAGTTTTACAAGGAAAGATGATGATCCGTACAAGGCATGAGTGTACAGGATAGGGGGCTTTTACCTCCTCCCCGTGCTGAAGCATTGAAGCACTAACCATGTCAGTGTAGGGCAGCCCAAACACCTCGTTTTCTCCGGCTGAGCCTACGCCGTCTAGCCCACGAGACGGGCCTTACATAGTGAGAACCAGTTATGCAAGTGATAGACAACACAGCGATCCGTGCCATGCTCCCCGCAAGGGTAGCCGATATGACGCTTGGCGTAGTTGAGAAGAGTCGGCTCGTCGAAAGTCACGGCGATTGGAAAGACATCCTGCTGTACTGGGGGCAAAGCGAAGCGATGACGCTCGCGGCGTTCCTCGATGCAGAGGGACCGAAGTTGGATGTGCCCCGCGTGCCATCTCCGATGCTGCGTGACTACACGTGGCCCGGTATACACAAGCCTTTCGAGCACCAACGAGACACGGCGTCGTTCTTGTCGCTCAGGCAACGGGCGTTCTGCTTTAACGAGGCAGGCACAGGCAAGACTTCTGCTGCCATTTGGGCTGCGGATTACTTGATGGAGATCGGCCTTATCAAGCGTGCGCTTATCATCTGCCCTTTGTCGATCATGTATTCGGCTTGGCAGGACGACATCTTCAAGACCGCGATGCACCGCAAGTGTGGTATCGCACACGGCTCCGTGTCGAAGCGCATCAAGGTGATCAACAACGATTACGATTTTGTCGTCATCAACTTCGATGGCGTAAGCACGGTTGCAAACGAGCTGCACGGCAAGTTCGACCTGATCATCGTGGACGAGGCCAACGCATACAAGTCTGCAACGACCAAGCGTTGGAAGACGCTAGCCAAGCTGCTTCAACCGAGCACCCGGCTGTGGATGATGACCGGCACCCCTGCAGCGCAGTCACCTGTGGATGCGTTTGGACTAGCTAAATTGGTCAGCCCGCAGCGGGTTCCAAAATTCACGGGCGCGTGGCGGGACCGCGTGATGTATCAGGCTAGCCGGTTTCGTTGGCTCCCTAGACTACGAGCACAGGAAGTTGTGCATGAGGCGCTGCAGCCTGCCATCCGCTACACCAAGAAAGACTGCCTTGACCTGCCGCCTGTTGTATACCAGACACGTGACGTTGCCCTGACGCCACAGGTGCAGGCGCTCTATAAGCATTTGAAATCACAGCTATTGATCGAGACCGCAGGCGAGCAGATCAGTGCAGTCAATGCAGCCTCTGCCCTCAACAAGCTGCTTCAGATCAGCGGCGGTGCTGTGTACACGGACGGCGGGCAGACCTTGGAGCTCGACGTATCCCCTCGGCTGAATGCCTTGAAGGAAGCACTAGACGAAACGTTAAACAAGGTTGTAGTATTCGTGTCGTACCTGCACACTATCGGTGTAGTTACCAAGTTCCTAAACAGTGAGCATATCAGTTGTGAAGTCATACAAGGTTCAGTCCCCGCTCGTGAACGGTCGCAGATCATCGACCGGTTCCAGACACAAGAGTCCCCCCGCGTCTTGGTTGTTCAACCGCAATCGGCTGCACACGGCATCACGCTGACGG